GCAATGTTAAACGAATGCATTAATGCTAAACCTGGACCAGAATTATATGCTAAAAAGTTATTAGCACCACCACCATTACTAAACCCATATAAGTAATTTGAAAAACTAATTTTACTACCCCCTAAAAGAAAGCAGTTACTCCCGGCTAATAAAAAGGAACGTGAATTGTATGCGGAAGATGGTGGGGAGGTTGGGATAGACGTATAATACACATCCCCCGGAACTGGTGTAGTTGTAGAACCTACTATACCATAGTCATTTGTATAACTAGCTGTTTGAAATGACATGGTGGGGGTGTTTGATGGGAATTGGTATTCTCCTTGACCTGTAGGGCCTAAGGTTGTTGCCGCCGTTGTTATAAATTCTAATGAACCTTGGAATATTTGTTTATTTCCAATTTTTACGTTTCCATATTTAATTTTATTAAACTTTACAGAATCATAAGCTATGCCTACCTTTCTACCTCTCTCAAATGTGCTTCTTACTTCCGTTAAATTATTACCACTACCATCTACCTTAATGGTTACGGGTGTTATTGGTGCTTTTTCCCCTGTCACATCTCTGTTAGGAGATAATATTAAAGAATCTATTTCAAAAGTATAAGTATTTTCTAAATTTAAATTATTATATGAGGTTTTAAAATGGGCAAAATATATTGGGTATTTGTCAATAACTGCCGTGTTCCCAAAACTATTATCTCCACCCCAAACAGATGGTGTGTTTGAAGTACCATTAATTGAGTTTAGGAATGTGATACTACTACCTGATGGGGTGTAGTTATTATAATTTGCACTTTCTAGAGTACTTCCTATATACCTTGGAATGATGTTTGCCTTTGTAGTATAAAAACTATCATTAACCTGTGCAGGTAAAGCTGTGTCTTCTATAATTGATGGGAGGTTGGTTGGTTGTTCAATCCCATTCCCATATTCTACCTCTTGAACATATGTGTTTTTTTCACTACTTGTAACATTGTTAAATACAGGATTGTAAGGTGAGTTATCAAAAATTATAGGATTACCTGATGTGTTTGGGTTGAAGTTAAATAGCTGTAATGATTGGGAAATATCTGCCACATATGGAACCATTCCTGGTGAGGCAATGTATTGTAGATTACTTGTAGTTCTACTACCACTACCATATAACCAATAATAATTATTGGAGTTTGGGGCATCCGTACTTACAAAAGGACCGTTATAATCTGTTAATTCTTGATAAAATTCAGAACCGGATAAACCATCTAAACCAATCCCAGGCATAGAGAATATTGATTGTGAAAGTTCAAAATTGAAAGTCGGATTTTGGATAAACGTATTTGTATTATCTAGTGTATCTCCTGTAAGATTTCCGTATATATCTGGTTCTATTGAAAATTTATTTAATGCTAGTGCTAGTGGGGTATAAGAATAAGTATCCGGTTTTTCAAATCCTAAAAAGGTTTGCTTATATTGGAAGAAACTACCAGAACTTGGACCTAAGAGATACCCTGTTGTTTTTCCTTTTACTTTATTAAGTGCTAGAGATTTTGACACATGGTAGTTACTTAAATAGGTAAGGGCGTGTATTTTAGGATTACCATTATCCGTTGGGGCACTACTTTGATTAATTGTTACAGTTTGTTTTATTCTAGGGGTTGAGTTTGGTGAGGAACCTGCTCCTAATTTTAAAGTTATTGTATTATTAGATACTGCGTTTTGTGGGATTGATGATGGATAATTATCTCTGCTTTGTACACCTAAAGTTTCCGAATTAGGATTCATAATTACTAACCCGGCAGGTGCATTTGTTGGTGTAATTACCCCTGCACCCTTACCATTATTAACTACATAATACCCCAAAGTAGAACTGTTATTTTCAAAAAGAACGGATTGAATTAAATTTGATGGTATTGTTGAATTGAAAGCAGCAGAAGTTGTTGGGTTTTTCCATTGCAAAAACTCCCATTCAGCTGTTAAGTCAATAGTGGGAGAAACCTCACCAACACTTGCGGTTAAGGCAAAGTTGAATATTGGGGATAGTGGGTTTGGGTTTAATGCTGCAACAGGGTTGTTGTCTAATATAGATCCTGTAATAAAATCATTTAGATAAGGAATATCTAAAGGATCAGTGAGGGTTACTCTATCTATATTTTGTGGTGCTTCTGCTCCAGAATTGTAGTCTTTGTATTGATCAATATTAGGTAATACAGTTTGGATGAAGTCTTGCCCATTCGCTGCTCTTCTATTAATAAATATCCCCATTACAAGGTAATTTATATAATATATTCCAGATTTTAAATATGGAGTACCTTCAAACAATGATATACAATTACGACCATTTCTAATACCCCCCTCCTCTAAATATAATTGGAAGTTTAGAATAGCAGCATCTGTAGAGGGTGAAACTATAATATCCAGTACTTGGGTAGTAGTTCCATCTGACATTAATGTATTTGTTTGGGTAGCAGTTTCTGTAAAGAAAGGAGCAGATGGCAGGATGCCAATAACGGCTCCACTAGAGGCACTTATAAAATATTGTGTGTTTCTATTATCTACTAACCTATAAGGGTTATTTAATAAAGATTGTGTTGTTACTATTAAATCACTACCACTGTACTCTCCATTATAAAATTCATCTTGTGATTCTTTAATTGAGAAGATACTTCCAGATATAGTTTCATTTCTTTGAATGTAGGATTGTGATGATACTTGGTTATGTATACTTGAAGAGTAGAGAGGTGATGTATTATCTAAGTCTAATGTTGTTATAGTAATATACCTCAATGCCCCACCACTATAACCACTTTGATATTTGTACCAAAATGAAATTTCTTCTTCAGGAGAAATGTTGTAGAAAGATGTTGATACTACAGTGTTGATTGGAGATAAAGATTGAGATGATATACTTTCAACTCCTATAATCCCTCTTACAGATGATGATATTGCTAAATCAAATGTAGAGCCAAATGTTAAACCTAAAGTAGAACTATTATTTGATTGAATTCCAAACCTAGTATTTATAGGTGTGGTAAATCCTAAATTTCCGTATTGGTTGGAAGGGTATATAATATCCCCCAATCCAGATCCTACCCCCCCATATGCTAGTAAATTTCTATAATTTTGATTAATTGTAGATGGTGATTGTTGGGTATAAAAACTAAAGTAACCTGATTGGGTATGTGTATAGTTTAGAGGGTTAGGGACACCAGCAGCTCCACCTTCTATAGATTCAATATCAATGCTTCCTGTTAATTCTAAATTTCTAAATTGAATTGCACTATTTAAACCTGTTTCTTCAGTAGGAATTCCATTAAAGGATCCTGTTTCTATAGTACGAGCTACCGTTGTATTTGGGTTTATTGTTACAGATGGGCGACGATTGCGCTCTAGGAGATTTTGTTTAATTACAACGCCTGTACTCACGCTTGTACGTGCTGGTACATATGCCTTAATTGCTTTAAATAGGGAATTGTCAAAGTATTTAATTAATCTTAAATAATCATAAACATTTCCTTCTGTATATTTTTTAAAGTAATCTATTGCTACTTTCCTTAATTGTGGGTAGTAATTTAATTTTGAATCAAATACAAATCTTGGATCACCTAATGTGTCTGATATTACACCATACCCAAAAGTAGCAATGATATCATCATTTACTTCATCTTGAGGTGAAAATGCTACTTCAAAATTTGTAATATCCTCAGTATAACTTCTGCTAATTAAATAGTTTTGATCTATACTAATTTGTCTTGATAGTACTTTACCATAAGCATCTCCATCTTCTACTTGGATTTTATTTGAAACTCTGTTTCTAATTCCTATTGAAGGTTGATCTACTAAATAAACTTCAGTATTAGGTTTACTATATGTTCTTTTTGCTGAACTTGAATAATGGATAAAGTTATAACTAGATGTTATAGTTTGATTAGCGGGATTAATAAATGATCCTGTTATTAATAGATCAGCAGATGCTGTGATCGCAGGGTGAGATGATGAAATTTGTTCTATATAATCACCATACATAGATGCTGTGTAAAGATATTCTAATTCATTTCCTAAAGGAGCTCTAAAGTTTACAATATCAAAAGAACTTTCGGATCCTGTGATGTTGTTTCCTTCAATTGATTCAGGATTCATTGTAAAATCATGGAATACTTCCGTAGAGATATCATGTGAGTAGTATCTAAATTCTTGGAAAGATCCAGAGAATATTTTAGATATTTCATTCATTTCTTTATCAACAACCTTAGATCCTGATACGAAACCTCCAAGATAAATACCATCTACCTCTGTTACCCCAAAATCATTCCATGCTTTGTTAGCAGAAGATGTTACTCCGGTTTCACCATAAAAAATCTCACTATATTCACCATACCCGTAACCACTATTTCCTCCAGGGGCAGTTGTTGACATTGATACGGATCCTGTCCACCCTATAACATTCCCATCTACTCCATTATATTGTTTATTAGCTACCTGGAGGGTGTAAATAGTATTGGAATCATTAATAGAAGATGATACATGGGTGTTTCTTTGAAGAGAAACACTCCACCACCCTTTATTAAAGAATGGTAAGAAAATATCTTCAGATTCCATAACACCTCCCTGATCAGCTGATGCTGATAAGAAAAATCTCATTTTACCATATTCGTAGTAATCACTATTGCTAGATCCTGAGTATGATCCTGATGGTTGGTCTTCATAAAATAACCCAATACCAAAGTCAAATTCATCATTAAACCCACCATTAGATTTTTTAGCAATTAAAGATTGACTATAGTAAGATCCCCCAAAACTTGATGATGGGAAGCCTGTTGTTTTAAATCTAAAAGCTAAACCATCTGGTACAATATAAGCGGAGTCACCTTCTTGTATGTTTAAACTGGTTAATGTTAAGGTTAATGTGCCTGTCCACCCTTGACCTAAGTTAGTATCATTTAATGCATTTATTTGTGCTCCCGTTATTGTTATTATATCTCCTACTTCATAATTTATTCCAATACCATTAGTAGTGTAATCGGGCCAACCTGTATTTGGGGCACCATCCGCAATACCAATTGATGGTGGGGTAACCCCTTGAAGTTTAATTGTTCCATTATCTGATTGGATTATTAGCCCCCCATACTGACCATTGCCGGTTATTGTAAAATGCCTGTCGATTTGATAAAGGGCAGATGCATTTGCAGTAAGGGTACCTCCATTTGTTATTGCTCCTGTTGTAATTGTATTATTTACTACTCCGGATGATAAAACAGTTCCTGCTGATTTGTAGTTACGTTCTAAAGGCATCCAAGGGATGTTTACTGATGAACTTGCAGCATAACTGTTAGCTACTGGTGTGTAAGCGTAACTAAATCTATTATACCATAAATCATAATCATTGCTGTTATCTTTATTTTTACCCCCAAATTCATTTATACGAAGGATTGTATTAGGTATACCCCATATATTGATAAGCTGTCTTAACCCACTAATTGTACCTTTCTTTTTAGTAAGATAGGCCATGTTGTGGTAAAGACGTTTAAATATTTCTTTACTTACTTTATCAATAGCATATGGGAATCCGGGTTCTAATATTTCCTCAACATAATCAGCCCAAGCATAACCATCACTCCAGTAATTATATACTTGACCCCCATTTACAGCTATGTATTGGGTTATTAATTCACTACCTGTAGGAGGGACGTAACTACCATTATCCTCACCGGTTAAACCTATAAAATTATCTTGATTATTATAATTATTTCCAAAGGTTTCAAACCCCAATCCTTTGATAGCATCGGCTGCTAAGCCAAGTGGTAAACCTCTATCAGGATCATTAGTTGTATTATACCTTTCACTTAAAGCTTTAGTGTATATCCAAATCTCATCGAAAGATTGACCCACCATATTTGAAAATTCTATATATTCATCATTAGATGAATTTTCTTTTATAAAATCTGGTATTGTATACCATAACCAATTTTGGTTATTTTCATCATATAGTGAGGCTGAAAGTATGTATCCTCCATAATATTGGGAATTTTCAACATCACTACCCATCCACTCTAAAACCTCTACACTGCTAGTTGGTTGTAAGGGATAAGGGTATGTGTTTCCTACTTTTGGATATGAAAAGGAAGAGGAGGTGTTGTATAAATAAGTTTCGTAACCATCAAAGTTTTTAATTAAGTTACTTATGTTAGTTTGTAAACTAGCTAAACTGCCTGATATAGCCGCAACATTAGGGTTAGATCCGGTTGTGGTTGTTATTAATTCAATGTCTGCTTCGTAAGATTGTATTTGTGATACTTTTTCATAGAAATTATTTACTCTTTCTTTTGCAGAAGAAAAATTAATAAATTCATTAAAAGTATTATATGAATAGTTAGGTGTTATAACTACACCTGTTTTATTAAGTGTGTTTAGAAGATTATTTAGTGACTCGGATGATGGGGTTGATGTTAACTCATCATAAGATTTTAAAGTAGTTGAATTATTTACTAAATCCTTTAAAGGGATATTAATATTTGGACCCTTGATAAAATTAGCTTGTTCCAAAAGTCCACTAAGATCTTCAATGAAGTCAACCTTATAAGCTTGACTTTCTCCTACCTTAGAAGCTACATAAAGATTATCTTTTACGTTAAATTTAGGTGGGAGGGGTTCATAAAGTTTAATTAATATTTTTATATTTTCATTAGTAGTATCACTCTGCACATCCAAGGTTTGGATGGTGGGTGGTGAGGTTGTAATTGAACTTGTTAGTAAGAAATTAACCCCTATAAGATACTCATTATCAAAAAAGCTTACATAAAATTCATCGAAGAATTTTGCAGAGGATCTTTTTTGTTGTAATTTTTTATAACCTCTACTAATATCATTTGCAGGAATTGTGTTAGATCTTACTGCTATTTCTGTTCTATCCGATGAAATTTCATCTAAATAGAAGGTGTTATTAGGTGATGACCCCAATTCATAATTTACAAAATTATAAGAGGCATATAAAGTACCATTTTCATACCCCTGGTTGTATATGTTTGAAGAAGGTGATAAGAATACTTGGTCTGTAGGTGCGGTTGTTGAGGCTGTTTCTACTACATTCAATCCTGTAGTAAGATCGGTATATGATTGAGAAAGTTGTTCTGTATTAGTATTTTTCTCAATAGTCCAATCTTCCCAATCATACTCAGATTGTAGCAAGGATTTTTGGGCATCATAAATATAAAATTCTATATTATTTTCTCCAGGTGTAAAACTAGATGATAATAATAGATTAGGTATATTTGTTTCATCTTGAAGTTCATACCCATTATCTGATAGAGTTGTAGTGTCGACCTGTGTAGTAGATGAACTTATAGGTATTTCAAAATTCAAACCAGAAGGAGAAATATAGCTTTTTAATTCTTCCCCTTTAGTTGGTTTTGATTCCTTCAACACATTAAAAGTCAAATCCTTTTGAAGTAGAGGTGTTGTTGAACTTGTAATTTGATTATTTATTGCCATTTATTATCCTTTATTTTTGTCTATAAACCATTAGGAAGTGGGATTGCTTCTTGTCGGGTTTGGGTTTCGTTAAAGTCCTCTATAACGCTTGCAATTTGTTGTCTTACTTCTAAATTTTCTTCCCTTAATTCTGCTATTTCTTCTAACAAAGCTTGTATTTCTAACTCGTTTGGTTGGTAGTTAATATATTCCCCACTAGTTTCAACCAAATATAAATGAGAATTTATTTCACCTTCTTTAGGTATTAAATAAAAGAATTTATCATACAATATCCAAAAATCCTCTTGGGTAGCCAAGTTAACATCAAAGAAAGATGGATCTGGTGGAGACAGTAATTGTGAAAACTCTGTATCTACAGTATCATTGAATTCTTTCTTTGTAAAAACTAATCTTTTTAAATTTACATTTCCCATAATTACCCTTTTATTACTTTAAACATAATATTTTCATCAAAAACTTTGGTTGTGCCTCCTATAACAGTCTTTACTAAAACTGTATAATACCTTTCAGGTTCTAAACCGTTACAGTATAAGTCAAAATAACTAGAAGTTGTGTCTGCACTAATTCTAGTATAGTCATTATCAAAGTCTATTACAAATTCGTTAGTTTCTGTGTCTTTAAGGGCGTAAAAAGATTGTGACTGTGGTAAATAGTAGTTTGTAGAATATAGTGATGCTGTTTGAAATACTCTATCTGGGTATTTAGGCATTGCCGCAAATCTTAACCTAGGAATACTTTGTGAGTAATATGTACCTGCATTATTATATATAGAAATAAAACTTTCTGCTTGGGGTAGTTCTACATTGGTAGATGAACCCGTATTGAAGACGAAATCATTCCATTTAAATTCTAATTGGGGAGGGTAGATTGTGTTTGTGTCTATAGAAAAATATCTAAAGGTTTTTTGGTTATTTATATTATTTACAAATTCATTTGCGTCTGTTTGTTTTATTATAAATCCGTTATTTTCAAAACCATCTGTGGGGTCTATTGAATGGCTATACCATGTTTCTACTGTTGATTTAACATCAATATCTATATCTTTGTTATCAGCATAGGTAAATGTTTGTTCTTGAACAACCTCTAACCCAAGATTGGATCCTGTATACCAATTTCCACCCCCAGTTACACTCCCAGACCATGAAGCTGTAACATATGTTTGAAAAGATGAGATAGGCCATAACTGAGAACCTGAGTAGTCTACCCAGTTCCAACTTACACCATTTGAAACTACAGGATTGTCTCCATACTTTCCGGTACCCATACCCCAACTACCGGATACTGGGTAGAATTGTAATTTTGTATCTAGATTTAACCCAGTTACGACAGCATTAAAGTTTCTTAAATATGCCGTCCATTCACCATTTGTAGTTTTATTTTGGATTATATTAGTTATTTCACTTGTTGAAAATTGAATTAAATATCTACTAACTTGACCTGAGTCATCTTTTATATAAGTAGACGCCTCAATAATTTCATCCAACCCTGTATTAGTGTTTGGGTATTCTGAATACATTGTAGCATCTTTTGTTGGGAATAGTTTATAAATTGCCATATTTTAAATTTTTATAGGGGTACTACTCTACCTTTAAGGTCTGTGTTTGGATATTTTACTTCAAATATCATAGGATCTAATGATGGGTAAACTACACCATCTATAGTAGCTCCATCAACATCATAAGCATATTCACTATATCCTAAATTCTCACTTGTTAAATTATTAATTGTAATATTTTTAACAGTTTGTACACCTTCTACTTTATCTAAAAGGATATATAGATCTCTCATTAGTATAGGTTGATTAATCTGCCATTTATCTATATTAAATAAATTTGTTAGTGAAGTTATACATTTAGTTATTGTTTCATTATTGTTATAATTTGGTAGTACTATTATATCAAATACAACTTCAATATTAATTATAAAAGCATCCTTTATTTTAATAGAATCATTAATCATTCTATACTCCGCTAAGTAAGTTTGTAAATTTCTTTTTATTAATGATGAAGCTGTCCTTAGTTTTGAATTTGCATCATAAGTTAAAACAAACAAATCTAACATAGTTGGCAATTCCCCAGGTTGATATTCACCTATTTTAGCAGGCATAGCATAGGCTTTGGCTATTACCCCTAAATTTGAAGGCATTGATAAAGATCTAATTAAATAATCTTCCTTAGTTACGGTACGTAGCTGGTTTTGAAAATTACCAACAGAATTTAATCTTAATTCTTCTACAGTGTCCCCATCCTGCCCACCATCAGCAGCCAGGGGGTTGTTAGAAGAAACAGATGCAAATATTTGGTTTGCTAGTGATGTATTTGCAAGGTTAGGGTTAATAAACTTAAAATTAGTATCATTTAATACTGTTAAAGTTCCGGCTTCTACATTAGATTCAACCCCTCCTCCTGTTAGATATCTAACATTTAATGTAGTGTTATAAGGAGCTATACCATAAGTATTTGTAAATACAAAATTAAGAGGGGAGTATGCAGTTGTTAGTTGATCTCTTTCAAATGGTAGACCTAAACCTACATTATCAGGGTTAGGAACTATTATCTCATCATTACTTGTTGTCGAACCCGCCCCAAATTGAAATTCTAATGATCCAGAATTTATAAATCTTGTTACAAATCTCCTTTGTACTTGTTTTAATCTGAGTAGGTAAGGTGCATCTTCTTCTTGGTTATATGTTGGGTCGCTTGTATTTGTGTTTCTAATCGTATCAAATACGTTTTCCTGCGCCATATTTGGGACTTCATACCAGGTATTGCCATTGCTATCTACTACGTCTAATACGCCTATAATATTAGTAGCATTAATGTTTCTAGTATCAAACCTTATACCCTTTGTAAATGTGAATTGTGATTCTTGAATTGTTGCTGATATAGCTTTTCTTGTCTTTTTTAAAAGGTAATATGTTGGGTTAACTCCTGAAATTTGATAGATTGATACTTCTGTTGGATTTAAAGATCCGGATGATGAAAAATCAATTACATCTTCAATTATAAAATTTTGACTGTTATCTAAATTTGAAGTGATTTGGGTATTTTCTGGGATTATCATAGCATAATCAAAATCGGGGACATATTCCCCTCCTTCAAATTTTGAAGGTACCTGTTGGTAGAAGTCAATATCTACGGATGCTGCAGTTGTTACTTTAGGTTTATAGCCTAAAAGATAGGCCATTTGATATAAATTTTCTTGTTGTCTTGCCTTTTGTATAAAGGTTTCTTGAATTTGGTTATCTAAATAGAAAGATAAAACATCACCCACATAGGAGGCCATTTCCATAAATAACATACCTGTAGAGGTATCTGTAAAATCATTATAAGTATCTGGAAAGTATGTTTTAGAATAGTTTACTAAAGCGTTTCTAAAACTATTGAAGTCTTTATCAATATATCTTATGTCTCTTTTTAAATCAGCCATTATTGTAGTAATATTTGTATATCATCTGTTATCCCAAAGTTAAGTATGTTATATGTTAATGTAAAATTAATAGTGTTTCTATCTGGGTTGTTGTCAAATTTAATTTCTTCTACCACAATTTGGGGGAAGTAATTTCTAATATCATTTTGAATGCGTTCTTGAAGTTCTTCAGAAGTTACATCTATAATATTTTCAAAGACTAAATTTCTTAAATCAGCACCAAATGTAGGGTTAAAAACTCTTTCTCCTTGGTTAGTTAACAAATAATTAATTAAATTTGCTTTTGTTTGTTCTCTTGTAGTGTAAGTTGGTACGAAAACAGCAGGACCATTTAAAGGAAAACCAAACCCAACAGCTTTTCGGGCTGTAGAGTCAATTGGTGTTCTGTTTTCTAATATTCTAGCCATTATTTACCCATTATACCCATTATTTGACTCATATCTACCTCACCAGCTGGTAAGTCTCCTCCAGGTACCCCTCCTTGTGGGTTAAACTTTTGAGGTACTTGGTTAGTTGTAAAATTTTTCTGCATTCCCCCTAAAACATTTTGGTATGCTTCCCTTTGTTGGGCAGAATTCATAGGTGGGTTTACATTGTTCACAGTTTCCATAACGGGTGAAGGTTCAGCTGTGCCACTAATTTTTGGAGCACGAACGGCCTCTAAAAGAACATCTTTCATTTCTTCTTGAATAGCTTCTTTTACGGCTTCTTTAATTAGTTTTTTTAATTCTGTTGACTTCATTTTTATTATAAATATTAAAAGTTATTATTTTTTGTATTTTTTATTATAGTTGATTTAGGTTATTATTAGTATTACCTAAAGGGTTAAAATCATTATCAAAATCACCTCCGCTAATAGCTCCCCCGCCATTTGCACCTCCACCACCACCACCACCACTACCACCTCCGGCACCACCTACACTTCCACCTGTACTATTATTCCCTCCAGTATTAGTATTTCCACTTGGAGGAAGTGGGTTTAAGGGTGATGGTAATTTTACTTCAGCCAATGGGGTATTTAAATTAGGTGTTTTGAAAGGAGTTAGTCTTGCTTCTTGATCTATCCTAAATTTTATTTCATTAATTAGTACTTTTACGGATGTGCTGTATGAGTAGCCTCCATCTAGTAGGTTTGTAAAGGTTTGTGCGGGGTACGTATCAGTTACAAAACCATTAAAGAACTTTACCCTAGGTTCAAACCAGTTCTTTTCTGGTAAAGTTGCGGGTCTAGTTTCGTTTGTCCTTTCCCTAACCCCTCTTATTCTTCTTTGGGGAAATGTGAATTCATTATCCTCATTATATTGTATCTCTAATTTAAACCTTTTATAAATTAAAGGATCAGTTGAATTAGGGGATAATCTTGATACCAATGCATCTTCCTCTTCTGTGTTTAATTCTAAATTTGAAAAATCACCAGAGGTAGCAGCGGCGTTCCCTATTTCATTAATTAGGTTGTTTTTTTCCTGTTGGGTTAACCCTGTGGCTAGTTCTTCAATACATGAGTTTATAGCTACGTCTAATTCTCCTAGTTTTTCTAAAACTCTTCTAATTGAATCTGCAATTACTTTTGTTGATGTAGGTACTATAGAAACTGATCCCTTAGCACCATCTAATAATTTACCAAGAAAATCTAAACTATCTGCTAATATAGTAATTACGTTGATGGGGATACCAACTCCGGGGGGAACTGAGGTTGGTACAGGGATAGCTTTAATTACTTTAACAGTTGATGATACTGCTGATATAATACCATTAATATTATCTGCTGTGGATTGTAAAGTATTTATAGTATCTCCTAAGTTAGATAACGCGGATTGGATTTGGTTTTTTTGAGCAACTAAACGTAAAAGTTCAGGTTTTGGAGGGCATCCAAATCTAAATTGATAAATTAAATCATCTACAACAATATCAAACTTAGAGGTATTTTTAACAACCTTAGTTATACTTTTTATTATTATTTTGGAAATTCGTGTAGACATTATTTAGTTTTACTTACTTTTGATTTATATTGTTCTATCTTATTAAGCATATTTTGTGCTTTAATCTGAGTATCTGTTGCAGGTCCCGGAATAGCTGCATTAGGTGCCGATGGACCTGGTGTGCCTATAGGAGTTGCTAAGGCTGCTGATAATGAAATAAGTGATAGTAAAACTTTCTGTAAATCTGATAAGAACTTATCACCTAATATTACAGATTCAAAGGCGTTTTTATCTCCTAAGTATATTTCTTTAGAGTTAATTATAGATGTAGGTGTATCTACATTTAAACTATTAACGGAATTTAAGTTAATTGAATCTTGGGATGATAATAATATCGAATCAGTTTTTGAATTAAATAATAATCTCCCGGAGTTAAGTATTATTTGTTCTCCAGTAAATGTGTTTGGGGATTCAGGGGCTGATTGGTAAGATTTATAATTCTTACTTGAAACTTTAATAGGTAATTTTTGAGTAGTTGTTAAATAAATACTAGACTTATCTGTATTTATATCTTCTACTTGAGGTATCCAAGCATCTGTGCTTTCTTCATGTTGACCATTTCTTAAAATAGTAATAGCATCTCCATCTTCACCGGAATCTGACCAAGAGTTAGGAACTCCTGATTCTTTTAATGTTGAAGAAAATCTTAGGGACTGGCCCCATCTACCCTGGTATATTAAATCTCCAGAAAATGGTTGTAAGTTTCTTATACTTAGTTTTTCTTTAAAATCTTTACCTAAATCTATTTCAGTCCCCCCATCTGTAACCCTCCTTACAGAACCCTGAGATGTTTGTTCGTAATCTTGAGTTTGTGATTGTGGTTGAGAATCACCATATATAGGATCAGGTATTGCATTATGGTGGGTACTATTCCAAATATTAATTGGTTGGAAATAGTAATTTGTTATTGCATTTGGGGATGATTGAACATTACTGCTAGGTAAAGGTATTATATAAACTATTTCGTTTTTTAGAGGTATAGTAGAATTATTTGGGAAGAGAGGTTTTGCAAAATTATCACTTGTAAAGGTAGGGTTTGGGTTGGGTTCATTTAATTTATCAAAGAAAACACCACCTATAGAACTCCACTCACCAAAATCTTTAAAAGCTTGAGGTTGTTCTTTATCATCTACCATAGCAAACCTTACCCTTGCAGCTGTTATACCAGCATTAGGTTGCTTTGTTGATGTGGAGGTATTATTTCCCGAATATATCCCTGTAGGTGATTTTATCATTTACTCCTTATTTATTTGAAGTTTATCCATTTCGGCTAAAAGTTGAGATTTTTCTTCATCTGATATCCCAAAACCACCATCTTCATCAGTACGGGCTAGTGCTCTTTGAACTATAGTTGCCATTTTGATAAGTTGTTCATCATTTTTTACCCCAATTTCCATGTATTCTTTAATAAGAGGTACAATAAGAGTGGCATCTCCTATTTCTTGGACTAAAGGTTTTAATTCAGAGATTAGAGCTACAACCTGTGCATCTCTTCTCTTTTGGTTGTTATAAATTTCTTCTAATATGTCTGAGAAGGTTTTACCACCAAAAACATTTGAATCTAATTGTCCCATATTTTTGATTATAAATATATATAAAACTAACTATTTGGTGGGGAAGTAACCGTGATCTAGGTAAAATAAATACTTTTCTTTAAAAATAGCATATAATTTATTAGCGATTTTGGTTATTTTTGGGGTTTTAACATCTACCATCTCACGAATGTATATATAAAGTGCTTTTTTATTAAACACATCTATATGATCTCTTTTCCTAAATAACTCTAAAATGGCATCAGCTATAGAAGCGTCATTCCCCTTCGGAAAAAATTCATAAATGTTATTAGTACAATATTCAGTATATTGATCTATAAATAAAGATAAACGATCTTCATATTTAAATCCTTTAGGGGTATGACTATCACTATTGCTAAAATCTTCCTCTTCTATAGTTGTATTAATAGCGTCTTCGACTTTGCTAGATATCATAAATGAAGGATCAGTCGTATCTAACTGGGAGTAGTGGTTTAGATCAGCAATAGAAATATTTTTTATTTTATTCCCATAATTTTTCTGATTGTATACAATTAACCAACGTTTTACTATAGTCCCAAAATATGAGTATGCTTTTGCTCCATTATCAGGGTTAAAAAGATGAATTTTAGATAGTAAAAATGTTATAATTTCATGTTGTAAATCTTCTAAATTCTCAACCCCATCAGTGTAGTAAAATTTAAACGTATGGATTATATTTTCAGTTAATTTATAAAAGGGCCAATGGATATACTCAGCATAGATATCACTCCTTTCTTCTTCATCAGAAGAGCGATTGTATCTAACAATCGCATTTTCAGTTTCTTTAGAGAAGTAAACCCTTTTTTGAGGTTGGCTTTTATGTTTTCTAATTATATGATCCATAAGGGGTTATTGTAGTTTTTTAATATTAAAGTCATTTAAAATATCTTGGATTTGTTTGATTTCTTGGAAAAAGAAACCTACTTCATCATCACTTTTAAATGTTCCCTTAGAATCTACCTTTTTTAATCTTTTATCAGATATTTCGATTACTGAGGATATTTTATCTAAATAAATAAGATAATTTACTACTATATCTTCAGCATTTTCTACTTTACGTAAAAGGTTAAAGGTCGCGTATCCTAAGATAGCGACCAATATTAAAAGTATTGTAATTATTAATGTTGTTGTTGAAATCATAAATTATAAATTATCTAACATATCTTTTAAACCTTGACTTTTTATAGAACCTAATGCTTTATTTTTAACATTAGTTGAGGTTTTTTTGTTATTGTCCGGCAATGTAAAATTCTTTTTGGTGGTATCCAAGTTATTTTTAAATTTAGGTAACCACTCAATTTCAAACTCAATTCTTGCTGCCATCATATCTGCCTGGTGTAATATAAATGGGAGTGAAGTTCTAGGTTTTGTTTCTGGCATAAATGATTTTAGATACTTTTCATTTGCTGGGTCGTATAAACCATCATGTGTTTGAATAGCCATCATTTCATTAAATGTATATTTCACATCGTGTTCCTGGAGTAGGAATAATCCACGATCTGGAACAGCAGCAAAAGCAATAGATTTATTATGCATATATTCTTCACCTAATTTATCCCTTCTCCATTTATCTGTCTGAGGGATGTATGATTCATGTTCCGAATCACCCATTTTACCTAAATCATGATTAATAGCTGAGAATACTAATTCTTCAGTAGTAAATGTAGACATATCACAACCAAAACCCTCCCATACTCCAGACATGGATAAAGCAGCTTTAACTACCCTATTAACATGGTCAACATACCCACCAGGAAATGCAGAGTGATATTCTTTTTTATGAGATGCGGGCATAAGAGAAATACGATTTTCAAACTTCTCATAGAATGATTTTAATTGTTCTTTACGGGGGGAGGAAATATAAGTATCAATATTACTTATAAATTCAACCCAATTCATTTGGATTTGTTCTGCTGTTAACGTCATAACTTTTATTTATTTAATAAGGTTGTGGTAAAAATGTAAATTACACATAATGGGAATATTAGTGTAAAGGTTAAAAATGTAAATATATTGGATATTTTACCCATTTCTTAAAGGTGATAATTCCCTTTCAATAATAGATTTAAGATCATCTATAATCTCTCCTAACCCTTTAACTTCATTCATAAATTCTTCCTTTGTTGAATTTCTTGACATTAGAAATTTTAAGGTTTTCAATTTACCATCAACTTGCATGAACCTTTTGTCCACTAATTCTTTATTTCTCATAATTTATAATTTTATTAGGTACCAATATACAACCCCTATCCCACTATTCCTACCTACCCTCAACACCCTATTAACCCCTATTTTCCTCCCTATTTTCCCTTTCTTAAAATCCCTGTATTTCCAAGGTACCTGAAGTTTTTCTGGTATCCAAGTTTAAATTAAAGGTTTTTTTGATTCTTTAAGAATTTTTAATAAATGGGCACATCTTTCATATTCTTCTAAATTTTGAAAATAAGATATCCCCAATTCTAAGGTGGCTTCTAAATATTCATCTGAGTAACTAAAAATAGCATCGGTGTGTAACTCTACTTCACAGTCTATTTTCTTAATCCAACTCCAAGCTCTATTATAAGTAACATACTCGCCAGCATCTTTCATATCCTGTACATCTAACTCTGAATTTGCTTCTTTAAAGAATTTTATAACTTTCTTATTAAAATTAATATGATTAAGAATTAATTTTTTATACATCCCAATCCAATATATTGGGGATTCTTTAAAATCTACATAAGTACTTTCATCTCCTTCAGGAAATAGATCAAATAATTCGTCTACATCAATCTTCTTACTATTCATATTTAATAATTTTCCAAACTATTACCACCCTTTATTCTATAGAGGGCATACTCCCACATTTCATGGGGTCGTTTATATTTATGTTTATCTTGTTCTTTCATTTTTAATAACTGAGCATCAAAAGCCTCTTGCTCCTCCATCTCCCTTACTTCATAAAAAACATCATTTAACCTATCTTCTGAGTAACTCATATTTCTTTTTTATTAAAAACTATTATCAATATATGTTATAAATACTAGTAATCCAAATGATATAAAAATAAAAGACTCACGTATAACATCCAATAATTTTATAATGGACGATTGTGGTGATTGTAGGGGGGTAATGCATAAAAACGCATAATAATGCGAATCAATCGCGCATATTATGGCTACATTAACACAAATAAAAAAAGAGGATAACTTTCGTTATCCCCTTGGCTTA